GAGGTCGACATTTCAGAAGCAGATGTTTGTGCCAGTGAGCACCGCTGCCTTTGAAATGGCGTGGAATAATGCACCATTTGCGTTTGATTTTGATTATGGAGCTACATTCGTAGGATTTTTGGCCTACAAGTTTGCCCTAACTTCTGTTTTATACGAGGTAATCCGAGATATGATTATTCGAGATAGTGATGTTAAATATTAAAAATTTTATAGCTAATTACTTCATCTCCCCAAACTGCAGAAAGTTGTCGATCTTGCGTCCGATGCTCTTGCCAATGCCAGCGACTTTGGTGGGACCCTTGGCAAGTTCCTCACCTGAGGTTACCTCAAAGTCGAGGTTCTTGATAGCTTGGGCAGCCTTCTTGTAGGCAGCCTTCTTGTGAACGTCCGACTCTCGGGTAGCCACCTCACCGAGGGCATCGAAAATGCACTCATTGGTCGTAGGAGGCTTCTTCTTGAGTTCCTCGAGTCTTGAAATCAATCCAGTCTCGAGAAACTCATCAATCTTCTTGGCGATGCTCTTGCCGATGCCAGCGACCTTGGTCTCTCCCTTGGCGAGAGACTCACCATCCACGATGGTGTAGGGGATGTTGTCGACAGCCTCGGCAGCCTTCCAGTACGCCTTGCTCTTGAAGTCATCCTTCTCAAGGTCAGAGAGTTTCCGGAGGACATTGACGATCGCGGCGTTCCGAGAGATGTGGAAGTCATCCTCATCGTCGGATTCCTCGTCGGATTCCTCGTCTTCGGTGCTCACAACAGACTCCTCGTCATCGGTGCTCACAACAGACTCCTCGTCAGACTCGTAGTCCTCATCCAACTCCTCCTCAAGGTCCTCGATCACCGCCTTTAGGCGGAAAATCTCAATCCTGTAGTCAGCGGCGTCATCATTGAGTTCGTCGCGAACCGCGCGGAGGAGCTTGTTCTCGTTCTCGAGCTTGGCAATGTAGGCGGAAATTGTAGTAGCGTTCATGGTGTTTCGAAAGTGAATGTTTTTACATTGAGGTGGACCCACTTAGGTGTTCAAAATAAAAATGTTTATAATATAACATACAAAATGGGGATCGATATATCAGGAATAAGTTTTAGAGGTCGAAGAAGACTTGAAAGAGAAATGATGAATAACACTCCGGGAGTAGCTGTGAAGAACAACCGTTCAAACAGGCAAAAATATCTCAACTCACTTCCAAAGAATAATGGTGGAAATAATATTGGGATAAAAACGCTTAATAACCATCTCAGAAATATGATGAGAGGGAGAACATGTGAAAGTTTCAATGAATATGGATACTCTCGTGGAAGGTATCCTTGTGGAATAAATAACGCAACTCAGGCTCAGCGGAATCGTGCAAGAAACCTAGTAATTAGAAACGCGTATGCGAAGGTGAAGGCAAATTCAGCGGCGAAGGCGAATGCGGAGGCAAAGGCTAAGGCAAATGCAGTGGCAAAGGCGAAGGCTAACAAGAATGCCGCGGCGAAAGCTGCAAAGAAAGATGCAAAGGAAGCTAAAGCGCGGAAGGAGAAAAAGCTGGTAGCGAGAAGAAAAGCGAATGCAAATAAACGCGCAAAGGGGATGCAATTTTAAATAAAAACAAAATATAAATGTTAACTGTACTTAGACCACCTACACCTCCACCCACCAAAAAGGTAAATCCAATCAAAAAGTTCATCATGAAAGTTTTCAAAATCAAGGAGATTGATTATGAAAAGTTCCGCAAGGAGGATAAATGGGCGATTAAAATTAAAGGTGAACCACCTCGAGAGTAAAGTTTTTATCGAATTTGCCTAGACGAATCTTCCCATCGTCTACGAGCTTCTTAATTTCCATCCCAGTCTCCAAGTGATCATTCAACTTGTATTCTCCGGGGACATCCGGCATGAATGCCATCAACGTGACCATCTTCTGATTCATCGTGAGTTCTTTGTTTTGAAGCAATTGCTTAATGTATGGGGGGAGACTATCCACGTTCATTACATTCTATGAGGATATTTTCTTTAAACATTAAAATCTTCTAACTTTACTCTCTATATCCTTCGCATACTCCCACTGGCCCGCCGCGCGGATGGCGGCCTGCGTTCGGAATTGCATCTTTGTTAGGGACTTCCCCCTTTTTAGGTTTAAAAGGGCACGATGAACAGTTTCATTCCTGATCGATATCTTTCTTTTTCCTATGGCAAGCGCCTTTTGATCCTCCACGTCTAAAACTGGAACCCTTTTGGATTTTATATTTTCAATTTCCTGCTTCGCCGCAAACAAACTTGTTCGTAAAAACTTAGTACTTTTGGTGAGTTCTTCAATCTTGGAGTGAAGTTCCGCGTTTTCAGACCCCATGAAAGCAAGCGATGCCCGCTGCTTCTTCATCTTCGCATCAAATTCGATTGAGTTTTGATTTCGGATATCTATATTCTCCTTCCGAAGGGCCATTATTGTCGCATCCTTTTTCTTTATCCTATCATCTCGTCTCACAATTTTTCTTTTGAACTTTGCTTCCAAACCAGACGTACCAGTGGATTCCTTCCGAACGCGTGACGTAGATTTTTTCACCATTTTGGTTTTTTGTAGAACCCAATCAACTTAGGTTGGTGATAGGTATACCATAGCCCAACTCCTCCACTACAGGGTCATTTTATAGTCTGTTTTAAAAATATTACAACTCATTAACTAATTTATCTAACTGTTCATTTGATCGTATCTCAATCAAATCATTCTTTGCGTCTTTGTACGAAAACCACCATCCTTGATACGAATTTCTATCCTGATCTCCTTGGGGTGTAATCACTTTTTTCTCACACAATTCATCAAAACGAATACGACTGAGAAAGAACCAATGAATATCTTTGTAACCGATACCACAAAACAACAAAAAATTCCAAGGGTGATTTGGTTCAATGTGTTGCCATTTCCAAGAACGATCCTCTGGGTCCCAATTACCTCCAGATTTTTGTTCAACCTTATATCCCGATGGTTTGTGAATTTGATCGTACCCCGATTTCTTCTTGGTATCACCTTCGTGTCGTTTACCAAGTGATGGGAAAAATGCTCTAGCGTAATGTTCACACTCAGTTCCCATACTTTGCCCTCCACATCTATTGATGAAATGCATAACTTCTTTCGGTGCACCAACCTCTTGATACCTTTCAATCTGGGTAGCCTTAAGCACCCTTGACGCCACAAACCTTGAAAGGATGGGATTCATACTTACTGTAGTGTCGATAATATTTGTAAGTACCTCAGCGGCAATGATTTCATCTTCAGACATATTTAAAGTTATCGGTGTATATTCAGACATGATGGAGTCTCGTGTGATTAATGATGATCTATTGAAAATTACTCCCGACTTAGGTACGGAAAGTGCACAAATTGTGATCGCAGATCCTCCCTATAATATTGGAAAAGACTTTGGAAACAAGAGTGATAAACAACCGATGGGTGAGTATCTTAAGTGGTGTGACGATTGGATCAAGGAATGTTTACGAATTTTACGCAAAGATGGTACAATGTTCATCTATGGCTTCAGTGAAATCCTAGCTCTCATCCTAGCTCGTATTCCAGAAGAAGTTAATAGACGATGGGTAGTGTGGCACTATACAAATAAAACAACTCCATCACTCAATTTCTGGCAACGTTCTCATGAATCTATTATTGTTCTATGGAAAGATTCAAAGGTGTTTCATAGAGACGACGTCCGAGAACCATACACCCAAGGATTCGTGAATGGTGCTGCTGGTAAAACACGTAAAGGAACAAAGGGACGCTTTTCTAAACAAAGTGAACCTACTGGAACCCCTGAACAAATTACTACAGCTGAAAAGGCAGTACATGATCAAGAACAAAAGATGAAGAATAATAAAAATCGTGATGTATCGGAAACCGATATTTTAAAGAATCTAAAAAAGGAAGTTGATAAACTCAAGGGTCTTGCAGCTGATACAACGTATACGGCACATCCCGGTGGTGCTCTTCCTAGGGATGTTATCAAAATACCAGCTCTAGCTGGGGGTGCCGGAAAGAATGAACGCGTGGATCACCCCACCCAAAAGCCATTGGAGTTATGTGAAAAGCTTCTAAAGTCATGTAAGCAGCCACCAGAAAACGGTTATGTTTTTGTACCATTTGCGGGTTCTGGTAGTGAATGTGTAGCGGCGAAGAAGCTTGACCTACCTTACATTGGTGTAGAAATCAACAAGGAATATTGTGATCTTATTCACAATCGTATAAGTGGTATTCCGTAATCCAACTCCTCCACCACATGGTCATTTTTATAGTCTGTATTGTAGTAAATCTTCTTCACCCCACTACTCGCGAGAGCCTTGTAACAATTTAGACATGGGTAATGGGTTACGTAGGCTTCGGCACCATCGATGGAGACACCTCTCTTCGCCGCATCGGTGACCGCGTTGATCTCCGCATGTATCGTGGCTTGTTCATGGTTGTCCCTCACTATGGATTTGTGTTCGCAGCCACCCAGAAATCCATTATAGCCCATACTGATGAGGCGGTTGTTCTTCACCAAGACACACCCCACCTGGAGTCTCTCACATGGAGACCTGACGGACGCGAGCTGGGCAGTCTTCATGAAGTATTCTTCCCAACTTATACGGGGCCTTTCCTGCTTGGGCACAGACATGAAACGGAGGGGGAGGGGGCGGCGACTCTCCATTTAAAGATAAGGTAGAATATATCTTTAAATGACCAAGTTTCCTCTTGGAGCTTTACTTAATGGTGAGTATTGTCTACCTTGTAATGCTGAAAAGGGTCTAGATTACATTTGCCCAGGATGTAAAGCACCTGTTATATTGAGAAGGGGTGAAATCAAAGCTCCTCACTTTGCTCATAAACCCGGTGAACGACGATGTGAGTTCTACGACCATCCAGGTGAGGGTGAGATTCATAAAATGACCAAACACATTATCGCCGATTTATTGAGAAAGAGAAAAATAAAAAAGATACAGCGGTTATGCCCTATGAAGTATCTCTGCTTATCCTGGGAACTCGGTCGGTTCGACGAACAGGTCAAATATGAGGAAGGTGATGAAGTCATTGTTGAGTACCGAGTAAGTGATAAATGTATCGTTGATGTAGCTGTTATAAACAACGGAAAACTCAAGTATATTTTTGAAGTTTATGACACTCATAAGACCACCCGCAAAACACCAGAGCCGTGGTTTGAAATTGACGCTAAGAAGTTTTTGAAAGATACCGAAAACGGTACAAAACTAACAGAGAATGTAGAATATAGTTTGGACGTGGATGATATGACACTTTTACAGATAGTAGAAGAGCTAAATGAAAGAGGGGTAGATTTGGGGGGAACATTCTATGAAAAGTGTGATAGGTTGGAAAATGAGAGACATATTTCAGAATATGTGCATTGTATAAGAATGGTGACGTTGTGTCCTCAGTGTAAAATAAACGCGTCAGATTTTACAGCAACAGAATATCGTACCAATGGGTACGATGAACGCACTGAATGTATGAAACGGGAAATTATAAACTCAAAAGAGTATGAGCAGTGTTATCCCGAATTAGGGGCTATTAAATCTATTTGTGATCGTAAGGGGATTCTTTCAGTTTGTGTTAATGCTCAAAGATATGAAGATGCACCGCAATTCATTCGGAGAAAGTTCAAGGATATGTTGTTAAGAGAATGGTCTGAACTAGATTGGGGTCCAGAAATCGAAATTCGTGATGCGACGGATAAATACTTATTATTCTATAGTGAATGGAGTGATGAGGAGACAAATACACGAGTTATACTAGATAGACCTGGGGTCCGGAAATGGTTCGCCGCGCTGCCGCCGGAGGAGCAGATGCATGCCCGTTCGCTGGGGGTTCGTCTCGGCGCCGGGGGAGGAGGGCGGGATCAAACGATGTGAGCTGCCGGTCACCGCGGAGGCCGCGGCGACGACCTCAAATCCTTATCAGCCGTGTAGTACGTCTTCCCCTTAACAACAAAACTATGAACCCTCGCGTACCCCCACGCTTGTGGAGAGGCTCCCGGACGATGCCCGGTTCTCCACGCAGCGAGTCCCCTATTGTAGACCGTCTTGAGGGTCTTTAGAGGTATCCCAGTGGCCTTCGAGATCTCTGGGAGAGACTTGACCTCTGGTCCATACTTTTTCCTAAACTTCTGGGTGTAGGAGGAGGTGCGGGTCTTGACCCCACTGTCTGTTTTGAAATCTTTGTAGTCCCTCTTGAGCATCTTCTTGTAGCGGGTCTCGACCTGCCCCAAGGTCTCAAGTCCCCTGAAGTACTTGAGGGGTGCGTAGATTTTGCCCTCCGTTTTCCGCAACTGCCCAACCTTCTTGGTGATTTCGGCGTCTGAGAGAGGCATCGTACTTTTTACTGAGAAATTTTACAGCGGTGTGGATATCTGGGAACAGGTGATTCCCAAACTTTACACGTCCCGTGACGGGGTTGTAGTACCCCTTGTATTTAAGAAATTGACATCGATGCATTTCACCCATATAAAAAATACAAGATTATATTAGTGAGATAGGATGGGGCTTTCGATAATTATGGGAAATATGTTTTCGGGTAAAACTTCTGAACTAATCAGACGACTTAAGCGTTTAAAGATCATTGGTAAGAAAATATTGGTTGTCAACTCAGCCAAGGACACCCGATCCCCCGATGAAGTTTTGAAGACCCACGACAATGTAAAGTTTGATTGTTTCAAGGTCTACGAGCTTTTCGAACTCATAAACAAGGAGGAGTTTAATAACGCGGACATCATAGCCATCGATGAGGCTCAATTCTTCCCCCGCCTCAAGAAGTTTGTGGAGTGCTGTATGTGTGTAAATAAGGATGTAATCATAGCGGGTCTGGATGGAGATTCATTTCAAAATAAGTTTGGTGAACTCCTGGATTGTATTCCAATAGCGTGTGAGGTCACCAAGTTGTCTGCCCTCTGTATGCGTTGCAAAGATGGAACCCCTGGGCCCTTCACGAAGAGGATTGTAAAGAATCAGGAACTCGAACTCATTGGGGGGAGTGACATGTATATAGCCACCTGTCGTAATCATCTATGAATATCTAAAATGAGGACAACTCGTCTACCTGGTCCAGTCTTTACGAGTTCGTGGTACCTCGCGTGATCGAATATAAAATCGTCGCCGTCCATGTGGACATGCGAGCCACTTTCAGTATACAACGTGCAATCACCATCACTTTGTATAGTGAGATGATACCTCAGGAGTTCATTTGATTCAGCTCGGTGGGGAGCTATAGTCATAGGACCATCTACGACTGCGAACGCGGCGCGCTCGGCGAAGTCGCGTGTGCATGAAATCTGTTTGATTAATCCGTAGAGTATTGGAAAATGTTCAACTTTATAATAGTAGTAGTTCATATTCTCCTCAAACCATGGATCTAAGTCATGGTAATACTCGTGTTTCAGTGATGATGAAACTTTTAGAAACTCTTCGCGTATCTTTTTATAGTGAAGTTTCAGTAATAAAAGTCCGGGGTGAAAGTGGTGAGGCTTGAATATATCTCTCAGTGTGTTTTGCATACCAACCACAGGTCTCCATATATTTGTAAAGTATAACAGATCTATCGGTGCTTTCATGTAGTCACAAAAAACTAAAATGGCGGGGGTAATAATCAGAAGGGGCCACATTATTTTCTCGGTAGATAATAAAAATGCCCGGATACGGCAAGCGTGAATACATGGACCCAACCCCAGAACCCACCGAGGACGTCAAGACTGTTGAGCATCGCTTCAAGATGCCAGCTCTCCCAGCGCTCACCATCGTTCAGTTCCTCCTCATCTCGTTCATCGCGTACCACGCGTGGACTACCCGCAAGATGAAGAGCCCCGTTTTGGGCACTGCTATTGTTACCTACGGTCTCTTCCACCTCTATGACCACCTTTACCGTGTGAAGCGTGGCCCAGAGAACCTTTTCTTCCTCCCCAAGAAGGAGGCGTACTGTGGCGCGTGCCGAAAATAAATCCCTGTAAAATATAAGTATGCGCGTCAAGGTTATTCGTAGCCCGAACCCGAGGAAGAAGTTCAGGGCGATATTAGAAGACGGCAGGACTGTTGACTTTGGTGCACGTGGATATTCCGACTACACCAAACACAAGAATCCTTCACGAATGCGTTCCTATGTTCTTCGCCACGGGGGTCAGATACCCAGACGTGTGATGGAGGAAGAGGATCCCCGAAAAATTCAGAAGCTTATGCTCAACGTAACCACCAGTGACAAGGAGGACTGGAAGTTAGGTGGAGTAGATAGTGCTGGTTTTTGGTCTAGGTGGTACCTATGGAGTTATCCTACATTTGGGGGTGTCCGTAGATTTATGAAAAAAAAGTATAACATAACTATAGTATGAGCAGAGGTACAATTATTGCTGTATTAGTTATACTTTTTACATGTTTCTTGTCAATATTTGGATACCTTTTCATCCAGCGATTGAAAAGGGATGCCGACGAAAGGAAACGGATCGAGGACTGGGAAAATAAAGTCAACGGGGATGAGGTATTCTTTTTTACTGAGTGTAAGTACAGGGGATTTATGATAAGTGAGAAGATTACAAATCCCATGAGTTC